TGCTGTTAGAAGACCCCATCGAAGATGGCACGCCGGTGGTGTTTCAGCCAGACCACATCTGGGCCGCGATTCGTCCGTCTCCGCCTGGAGCCTTCGACGAGCAGAAGGTGACGCACATTGTGGAGACGCGCTATCACCCACAGATTACCTACAACACGCGGATCAATCACCGCGGGAGGTATCTGTATGTGCTCGGGATTCAGAACGTCGATGAGCAGAACCGGCAGATGTTCCTGCTCTGTGAAGAGGTGGTCACGCCATGATTCGATACGCAGCTAAGGGGCTTGGCCAGTTGCTCATCGACGAAGGTGTGTTTCCAGAAGGCTGCTTGGTCCGAGATGTCGAGTTAAAGATCCCTGTCGATGGCCTGGTCATATTGAACTGCGAAATTCTGATGTCCACTGAAAAGTTGCAAGGATTTCACCGTGCACTAGGCACATTCATAGCGCAGTCTGGTGAGAAGCCATGAGCGCCAAAGTCGTGTGGTCCGGCCTCGATGAGTTCCTGAAGGAGTTTGGCTCCATTCCGCAGGCGTTGAATAGCGAAGGCATGGCGATACTCCGCGAGGAAACCGAAGGCGCAGGCGTGGAATTGGCGCAGTCATATAAGCGCGTGACTGGCAATCTCGCTCGCGGGGTGAAGACGGAATATCCGTCGGCGACCATTCTGGTTGGCATCGTGCGAAACAAGTCGCCGCATTCCCATCTATGGCACTGGGGCACAAAAGAGCGCAAGACCGACAGTGGATGGAATCGCGGCCGTATGTGGGGCAAGACCGCACAACCTCCAGAGCCGCTGGTTCCCATTGCCAGACGTCGGCGAGCGCGGATGGCGCGGCGGCTGGTGGACTTGCTGCGGAGTAAAGGATTTCAGATCGAATGAGAGACGTGCTGCTCTACGGCCTCAGTCAATCGCCGGATTTCGCGGCGTTGCTGGCGTGGTCCCAGAACACTGAAGGCGTGGCCTTCCCTGCGCCTGATCCGCATCGGCTGCAGTTGGAGCACTGGGTGTGGTCGCATCGCGAGGCGCTTGGCGCTGATGTGCTCGATGTCGGCGTGGTAATCCCGCGCGCCTACTTTGGCACGGGCTATGTGACGTTCGGCGAATATGACGAGGACGTGCGCGGAGACCTGTGTGCGATGCCGTTTGCCGAGGCCAGCTTTGACGGCATCGTGCTGACCGAAGTCCTTGAGCACTGCAAGAATCCATTTGCCGCCATGTCGGAAGTGCATCGCGTGCTGCGGCCGGGAGGCCTGCTGCTGGTGACCTCGCCATTTTTGTGGCCGTGGCACGGGACCGATGCCTACAAGGATTACTGGCGCTTCACACATCAAGGTTGGGCGGTGCTGCTGCAGGCCTTCGAGCAGGTGGACATCGTGCCCTGTGAGTGGACGCCAGAAGCCAAAGCCGGATACGACATCATGCGGCGGTTCGAGTGTATGGGGTTTATGTCACAGACATGCGCCACGACGGGTTACTTGTGCTCGGCTCGCAAGGAGGCGGCGTGACGTCGCGAATGTCTATCGCGGCCCTTGGAATACATGTCGGCCGTGTTCTCCTTGTGCGTTCCAAGGAACAAATGGTCTGGTCGTACGCACGGTGGGTTATCGCAGGTGTGACAGACGAGCCGAGGGTCATCGACAGCGATAGGACCATGCGTCAGTTCGTAAGCAACGCGTTGAGCATGGACAGTGCGGCCGTGAAGCCAGAACTTGCCGTAACCGTCGGTGCCGATGTTACCGATCCACAGCCAGCATCCATCAGACTGTTCCACGCGCGGCCAAAAGCGCGTGGCCGTGTCAGTGCGCTTGTCATCGTCGCAGCATTTTTTGGAGCAGTATTTTCCAATCTGAGAGATGAAGTTTGTCATCGTGGCGCCACAGCGCGCGCATGGCTTGGAGACTTCCTTAGTACGGACACATCGGGATCTCGCATAGCAAAGGTGCGAACAAAAGCGGCTCGCCTCACATGGTCTGCGCATGAATCGTTTGTCACAGGTCACGCATACGCATTCAACGTTGGGTGTGTAGATTCTTGGCATGCATGTCCATTGTACTGCAAGAGGCCGCAATGAAGCTGCTACTTCTGCATCCTGGGGCCACGTGGGCGATCGCAGATGTCGAGGCCGGGCTGCGTCACGGGCTCACGGTGCATGGTGTGGACATCGTACGCTATCGACTCGACACGCGGCTGATGCGCTCCAGGAAATGGCTCCACGCAAACTGGCGGCTGGCGCGCAAGACCAACCCCACGATCCAGAAACCCACTGACGCGGACATGGTCTACCACGCTGGCGAAGGTGCCTTAGCGATGGCGCTGCGGCATCAGGTCGATGCCGTGCTGGTCGTCTCGTCCATGCTGCTCCATCCCGACGTGATCATTCTGATGAAGCGCGCAGGGCTGCGGGTCTTTGTGCTGTTTACCGAATCGCCGTATGACATGGAGCAAGAGGCCAAGATTGCGCCGCTCGTCGATGGGTGCTGGACGAATGAGCGGACGGTGCTCGAGGACTTCAGGAAGCTGAATCACAATACTTGGTATTTGCCCCATGCGTGGCATCCCGATCGGCATCATCCCCACGTGGATGCCTCACACGTCGCGGCCCATGACGTGGTCTTTGTCGGAACGGGCTTTCACGAGCGGGCGAAGTGGTTTAACGCGGTGGATTGGACAGGGATTGACCTCGGGCTCTATGGCAGTTGGGATGATGTGGGTCTGTCTCCGGCACTTGAGGACCGCGTCATGGCAGATGCCGTGGATAACCCTGCCACAGCGGGACTCTACCGCCGCGCCAAGATCGGGCTGAACCTGTATCGCACATCCAAGGGCTGGGGCAAGCTGGCCCCGCAGATTCACACCGCGGAGTCGCTGAATCCACGCGCGTATGAGCTCGCCGCGTGCGGCGTGTTTCATCTCAGCGATGCGCGGGCGGAGGTCGCTGAAGTCTTTGGCGATCTGGTGCCGATCTTCACATCACCCGAGGATGCCTCGCGATTGATTCGACAGTGGTTGTCCGACGATGTCGGGCGCGCGCGCATTGCCGCGCAACTTCCGGCCTGTGTGGCCGAGTCGTCATGGGTCCAGCGTGCGGCCTGTGTCATCGGTGACGTGCGTGCAACCTTAGGGTTGGAGCGCAACGTGACGGCAGTGGCCGTCTGATGGAGTGACACATGTCGAGGTATCACGGCAAAGGCGGCGTGGTTTACATGTCTACGTCAGGGTCTGGTGCGGCCACGGCCGTCGCCAGCCTGTCCGAGTGGACCCTGAACATGACCACCGACAAGGTCGAAGTCACGTCGTTTCTGGACGCGAACAAGACCTACGTTCAGGGGCTGAAAGACATCAGCGGCACGATCTCCGGCTTCTGGGAAGACTCGCAGGATGCGCTCTTCGACGCGGCCGATTCGTCGGACGGCGTCAAGGTCTATCTGTATCCGAACAATCTCGCGCCGACCGTCTACTTCTACGGCCCGGCGTGGGTGGATGCCTCGATCAGCGTTCCAGTGAGTGGGGCAGTTGGTGTCACAGCCAACATCTCAGCTAACGGCAGTTGGGCTAGAAAACCGTGAATGAAAAGTGGTAAAGGGCTAAGTCAAACCTTAGTCCTTTGCTATCAGGTGATTAATGGGCGCTGTATCGATCAAGGGTCACCAAGGCGAAATCAGGTGGGTGTACTTACCTGCCATTACCTTTGGCCCTTGGTCGTTCAGCGGCGAAAAGGGCAGTGGCACGTTAACCGCGCAAGTCGTCAGTTGCGACGAGTATCGGATGCGACAGCGTCCACTCGTGGCCGTCGTGCCCGTCGGCCGCTCCGAATGGAGATGGTCCGTGACCGACTTGCAGTTCTCCGGCACCACGCTGACCGCCAGCCTGGTGCGACAGTGAGGCGTCATGGGAAAACTACGATTCGTGCAGCCGGAACCCGTCCGGCTTACTCTGAGTGACGGCGACTGGGTCGAGGTCAAGAAGCGGCTCAGCGTCGGCGAGGAGCGCGCAGCGTTTCAGCAGATCGTCGGCGAAGTCAATCAGGCCACGGGCTGGCGGCGGCCGAACGTCGAGATGGTGGGCATCGCGGAGATGGTCGCCTACATCGTGGACTGGTCATTTCGCGATGCCAACGATAAGCCGGTCAAGGTGTCCGTAGACGCCATCAAACAACTGGATCCAGCGACCTTCAGCGAAATTGAAAAGGCGCTGGAAGTCCATGTGGCGGCCGTGGAGGCGCAAGCGCAGGCCTCAAAAAACGAGAAGGATGGCGAGAACAAACCCGTAGCGACTTTGCCATCTGCCGTGTCCTAAGGTGGAGCTACGCCGATCTGATGGAGTTGCCAGCCGATTTGTATCCCGAGTTGATTGACTGGCTGAATGAAACGAAGCCGTCCATGAGCGACCTCGAATAATGGCACGCACGAAGGAAGAACAGCGCGCATACGCGAAGGCCTACTACGTTGCCCATCGAGAGGCGATCAAGGCGCGCGTGCGTGCGTATGCTGTGGCCAATAAAGATGCCGTCAGGATACGTGCGAAGCAATATCAACAGGCACATGTCGAAGAGATTAGCGCCAAGAATCGTGAGCGGTATCTGGCCAATCGCAAGGAGCGCATCGCGAAGCAAATCGCAAGGGACCGAGCGCGATGGGATGAAGTCACGGCCTACAAGAAGGCGTGGAATGCAAAGAACAGCGAGCGTCTGAAACCAATCAAGGCCGCCAAATATGCAGCCCTGTCAGACGAAGAACGTGCTGCGCTGAGCGAGCGTTCTAAGAAAAAATATCAGGATAATCCGGAAAAGATCAAAGCCAGAACTGCTCTTTATCGTCAGTTAAACAAGGAAGCAGTCAACGCCTATCACCGTGAATATGGCAAGCGGTATCGCTCAGAGAACAAGGCAAAGATTCAGGCCAAGAATCGAGCGTATGCCATCAACAATCCAGACAAGGTCCGAGAGTCTGGTAATAGGCGTAAGGCCAGACTCAGAAACGCTCGCATTGAAGACATCAGTTTCAAGTCCATACGCGACAACTTCGATGGCTACTGTGGAATCTGCAAAGGGGCGCTTGATATAAGCACCGATCCGTATCACTACGATCACATCGTTCCACTTGCGGCAGGTGGCACTCATGCCACAACCAATATTCAGATCGCGCACGCTAAGTGCAATTTGAAGAAGGGCGCGAGGGTAGCCTGATATGTCAGTGACGGCGAAATTCCTGGCCGATTTTAGCCAGTTTGCCCAAGCCGTTGATCGGGCTGAGCTGAAGCTGACCGAGATGCGCTCGGAGTCTGGCCGCGTGGAGAAGCAACTCCAGCGGATGGGCGATTCGTTTACGGGTCGCAAGCTCATTCAGGATGCCACGCTCTCTGCAAGCGCCATCGAAAAACTCGGAGACAAGGGCGGGATCGCTGCGGGGATTTTGAAGCTGACCGAAGACGAACTGAAGCGCGTCGGCACGCAGGCGACTGACGCTGCCACGAAGATGAAAGCGATGGGCATCGACGTGCCGCCGAAAGTGCAGGCACTGGTGGATGCGATCAAGCCGATTCCCAAAGCCCTGGACAATGTCACGCAAGCCGCCCAAAAGCCGGTTAGCGTGTTCTCGTCGCTCACCGGGGTGATGTCGAAGATCAATCCATTGATGGCGGCATTCGGGGCTAGCCTGTCGATCGGTGCGGTGGTTAGCTTTGCCAAGGGCGTGGCGGACTTTTCCGGCAAGATGCTCGACCTCGAATCACAGACACAAATCACGACGAGTCGATTGCAGGCCTTCGATTTTGTAGGCGGTGATGTTGGCTTGACGATTGAGGATATTACTGGCAGCGCCGATCAATTGGCGAAGCGTCTCGGTGGC